AAACTAAGAAAAAAGACAGAGAATTACTTGCAGAAGCTATAGCAAGTAAAATCAATATGTCTAGCAGCGAAGGTGGAATGGGAGCGCTGTTTTCCGGATTACTTGCAGGTATTGTAGCTGGTTTAGCAACACTCGGAAGAGGTATAGTATCAAGCTTAGTTACAGCAATGGAGCAAATTGTTTCTAAGATAGGTCAGATGGCTTCTGCCTTAGGTCGTGCCATTGGTGCAATACCTGGTGGGGGAGGCATGGGTCCGATGATGGGCAATTTGGGTAGTTTGCTAATGGCTGTGAAACACCCTCTGGCAAAAGCGATAGGGGCGGCAATGATGGCGCAGTCGATGGGAGGTGAAGAAACCGAAGCACAAAAAGCGGCCAAAGCATACCAAAAAGATTATGGAAGTAATTATGACGAGTTAATCAAAGACAGTAAGAATAAAGTAACAACCGAACAATATAAATCATTAGAATCAAATATGTCTGAAAAAGACAAAGCTGCAATAGAAAGCGCAGGCCCTCCTGGATCAATAGAGCAAATTAAAGCAATGCGCGAGTACGTAGATACACATAATAAAGTATTTTCAGATGATAAAAAATTACTTGAACAGATGAAAGATATTGAAAATAATGTATTGTCGCAGCAACACGCAAAATATAATCTTGAAGCTGGCAAAACCTCAACGGGCGAAGATTACGATTATTTAAATTACGTAGATCAAAAGAAAAAAATTGACAAAGCTGTAACAGAATCCGCGTCAATATTTGATTCTATGACTGAGGGGGCGGCAACTCTAGGCAACAAAATGAAAGAATTTTTTACTGAACTTGATCCAACTCCGTTAATGGATCAGGGCAAAGACTTCCTAAACAACTTTGCAAAAATTACATTAAGCAACGGTCAAGAAATGAATCTGTTACCAGGATTTGGTGATTCTTTAGCAACAGTACTTGAAGGTGCCAAAGGCGACTTAGAATCTGCTAAAGATTTTTTAGAAAATCAAGGTAGCGGTAGTGTTAATGTAAACACAGTAAATCAGACAAGTATGACTAGTGGCGGACAATCATCTATAAACTATCAATCTGCAAATTCAAATAATGATAGTGAAGTCTGGAAAGAATATCTTCGTAGCAGAGGTATAAATTAATACATGGAAAACCTGGGACTTGCCCAGGCTTCAAATTAGACTTAACTAATTAATCTTCAGCTAATTTAGCGAAGTAGGATAAAGACTCATCGTCATTATCAAAGTCGATATCTTTAGGAGGCGCTTTAACTGGCGCTTTTTCTACGACTTGTCGAGTTGCTTTAGGCGCTGACTCAACTTGTTCGTTTAAGTCTGTTTCGTCAGCACGCTTGCCTGGTGCAGTGCCACCTGCTAGTCCCATGACCATAACAAATTTCTTTTTCAATTCGTCATAAGATTTAAAGTGCTTCTCATCTAAGAACTGTGTCAAAGAATGTTGCTTGCCCCAAATGCTTTCGATGATGGAATCATCTTCAGAGATGGCGCTTGCAGCTTCGAACTCAGACTTATCATAATTACGATAGCCTTCAACATTGCGAATCTTCAACTTGAAGTTTGCGCCTGTATCAAAGTCAAATACATTGACTGGCTTTTCGTCTTGAAACTGAGGCTCAGCCATATCTTTAATTTTATCAAAGATTTTCTTACCGAATTTATAAAGGAATACTTTACCTTCATTTTCGGGATGTGCTGGGTCTTTAATTACTAAGATGTTAGTAATATAACTTAGCTTGCGCTTTTGTTTACGAGCAATTTCTTTATTTGCTTCTGAACCTGAATTCCAAAGTTCTGTGTTAAACTCAGAAACAGGATCTGCTTTACCTAATGTGGTCAAAGAATTCTCGATGTACCATTTACCACCTGGGCCTTGGAATCCATGATTCCAAACGCGAACCCAAGGTAGATCTTCGCCTTGAGGTGTTGGCAAGAATCGAATAACAGCATAGCCGTTACCTGCCTTGTCCACTTCCGGAGACCAGTAACGATCATCCACGCCTCGAGATTCCGATTGGGGGTTTGCGATCTTTTCTACCTCTTTCATGAGGCTGTCAAATCCGCCGCGGGATTTTCTAAGATCAGATAGTGAGTTGATTGCCATAATATTTCCTTCTTGTATTTACGGTGTATAAAAGTATGTTTGTATTAACGTCGTTTAATTTTAATATAATTCGCATATTCATAATCAAAGTCATCTTCAGTATCATCCATTTTTTTAGATGATGCTATATTATATATAAGTTTCTTATGCTTGTCAATAGCAGTTTTCTTAGATATATTCTTTATTTTGCCTTCTCGATAGTCATAATCCGAAGACAAGTTTCGTTTTTTAATACTCATATTAAAAATTGAGGTTCCTTTTACCTTTATGTTTCGTCATTCTTGTTTGAATGAACTACAATGTACGGCCAATATGAAATTTTCTTTGTAATCTCTGATTGGTTATACGCTAACTTCATTAAATATCTCTGTGTCTCTTTTAGGGACTCAATTGTATTACCTAGTAATTCTCGAGTAACTAACAATTCTTTTTCAAGATTTTGAATCTTCTGTGTTGTTATGTCCAACTCTTCGTCTAAATATTGCATCGAATTTTTCCTTATCAAACTTTAAAAACGGTTTGTATTTTCTAATTAGTCTTGAGATATCTGGCCACATAATTTTGTCTTGTATTTTAGAATCAAATGTGTCTAGATACGGTCGTATTTTTTCAAGAATAACTAGAGTCTCTAAACTGATAGTTTTTCTAAGAAATGCTTTTATTATATATGGATGGTATGCTTTTGTGATTTTGAAAGAATCGTCAAAAGTTAGTCCCTCTGAGTCTAATTCTTCAATCAAACGATCAATATCATTAGTAAAGATGTATGTTAAACTCTCTACTCGCTTTTTCCAATCTGTATATCTTTGATTTGCCTCTGAGTCAAACATCCCGCCCCAGCGATCGCCAGACACGAAGTTTGCTATTAAGAAGTTAGCTACTTCTTCGTCAGAATAGGTTTTAGAAACTTTTTTAATAGAGAACAAATCTTTTCTCTTAGCAAAAGCCTGACGACTTGCTCTTACTCTTCCGCGCTGTTGAATCGCATCATAATTTTCTGTAGTGAAATGTAACTTTAATGCCAAGTACATTTTATACACTGAATATTCGTCCATAATCACAATGGTAGTTTTCCCCGTTTTTTAAAATAATTTTGATCTTCTGCTTCTGATTGAATCTTATCTTTCAGAGACTGATTAATTAATTTAGACACAGACTCAATATCAATGTCTACTTCATTACAATATTGTATAACAGCATCCATATAACCTATCTTTTCTCTAAACACTCGTTCTTCTATGGTAGTGAGAATTCATTAGGTGATCTAAATTTTTTAGTAATAATCAAACTATCAGTTAAAATATATTGTACTTCTTCGTTCATTGTGCTTCTTTATAATTGTCTTTGACTCTATATCTATATTATAAAGGTAATAGTATAAATTGTCAATAACTGTAGATGTTAGTTGTTCAAAGTTCTGGAAACAGACAATCTTGAATAAACACCTTGACATCTTCTTCGCTCAATCCCAAACTAACCATAACTTTGGGCGTGTGCGGGTTTTGTTTTTGATTATCACAATAATAATTTTGCGATTCTGTAGTGTCGTTGGCAGTGTTGTTAGTTTTATCTACGTTTTCTAAGTAATAATTAACTAATATATGGGCCAAACTTGTAAGCTGTTTTAATTCATTTTCATCACTTACGTTGCCAGCAGCTACCATGTGTTCGCTGAAAATACGTTCGGCCCATTCAGGTAATTTGCGTTTTTTATCCCACTCATACTTGCCGACTTCTTCGCCAAAATATTCAATCATGAGATGTTCTTTATCGCCTGCTGGGCTGTAGTCGATAAAACAACCTGTAATTTTATTTTTACCTGCGATAACATCAAAACCAAAGATTGGAGCAGGGTTATGTGTATGCGGAAAAATACAACAATGCATCATCCAAAGTCCTTTTGTTTCGCGAGCGTCTACAACATCTATGTGTGCTCTTCGATAACGGCTACTAGTCCATACTTTGTTTACCCATCCTGGTTGATTAAACCGTTCCATAGCAGGTTCGTTAATAATACTACCAGTTGCATAAAATTGTGATTCTAAATACTGTTCAATTTTAATTAGTGTATCCCAGACATTACTCATTGTAGTCTTTCAACATATTAATATTATGTGTAAACGCAATATTAGATTCATCTGCCAATGATACATCTAGTTTTTGTCTTACGTTTGAAATTAATTGTGGTAAATTTTCAAATTGATACATTCTATTACTACCAGGTAATAATTTAGCTAACATTTGTCCGCCGAACATATCGCCCATATGTCTTACATATACATGAGCTAATATTTTAGTTGCATCGTCTTTAATTGTTTCTAAATAATTAATATAATTAATTGTTGAGGTGTTTAGCTTACCACTAGATGCGGATTCGCCTATTAATTCATAATAATCTAATTCAATTGCTTTTGCTCTTTTAATATTGTCTATACCTTTAAAAACACCTAGACGTGTGCCGTGCCACTCTAAATTTTGATACAATACTAACAATTGATATAAGTAATCAATGTATTTGTCTCTATCAACTTGGCCTTTAAAAATAGACTTAATAAAAGGCTGCTCTTCGGCTTCCTTATGTTTTTCTGAAGTTAAATCTTTTAATGTACTCATAAACCTCCCATTCCACCGCTAGGTGGCGGAAATCCCAAATATTGTCTGTGGTCATATTTGTAATCTCTATAGTTACCAAATTTATCTACATAGTGTAAAAATCCTTGTGTTTGTCTCTCACCCGTATATTCATCTCGCCAATGTGGTAAGATATCACCTTTGTAAACGATAAGATCCCCTGGTTCTAAAAAGATAGGAAAGCGCTCACCTTTTAAATTATCAAACCAAATTTCCCAAGGTTCAGGATCTACAGAAATATTAACAGTGGTTGAAAATTCGCAACTTGGTCTATCAGTATGTTCCGTCATTATTGCACCTTTATAATATATCCTAGCATAGGTATAAGTATTATAAAGTTTCTTACCTGTTATATCTTCCATCATTGGTAACATTTGTACAGATAATGTTTCGAAACAAGCCGCGGAATAATAAGCAAAACTATTTGTTACTTGGGTATCACCAAACATAAATTTGTTTTCCTCACTTTGACCACCCTTCATATAAGTTACTCTTTTTAGTAACTCAAATTCTAAATCTAGATGTTCTACTAATTGAGGTTGAATTGCGCCTCTTACAACTTCATATAGATTGTCTTTAAATGACATAATATTCCTTAATAAAAAGTAGGTTATTCTGTTACGAGGAAACCTACCGAAACCCTAAGCAGCGTTTAGGCTGCTAAAGCGAACTGTTCGTCGTTTGCATTTACGTTTTTTGCTTCTTCGGCCGAGTTACCTCAACCCTGCGGGTTTCACATTCCCGAGCTGTCCACTCTGTTACTAATTGCCCTGTCGAAACTATTCAGGCCCCTCAAAAAGATTTTTCCATCTGTCTAGTGCTTCGAAGTAGCTGATCCAGACACATCCTTCACATCCTCTACCACAACAAGTAGTTGGCTCTTGTGGTCTTGGATAAAAATCCTTTTGGTGGACCTGGGGGGATTCGCACCCCCGTCCAGAACACCGTTCTCTTTGCTTCATACAGCTATAAAATATTAGTTAAATCTCCAACATGCACATATCCATCAACTTTTAGATTAGGATCGCTAATACACTCTAACAAGACATGCCTTTTATCAACATCGTCAGGATGAAAGTGTTTGACAACAAATTCATGTCCTCGATATTTGTCATAAAAAGGTTTGAATGGTGGTTTGTAAACCTTATCTAAAAATTTAACTTTTTGTGATAACATATTATATATTGTCTAGAATTGAAAATCTATTATATAGTTGATCTTTTATTATACTAGATCAACTTCCATTTCTTATATTCTGCTCGTAGCTCTTTAAATCCGTCGATCCATTTGTTTCGTTTTTCTACAAACACCAATGGCTTTTCATCATCTACTGCTATGAGCACTACTAATTGTGGTACTGGTATTTTAGTCATCTCTTCGAAC